GGGCAAAATGGTTCCAATGCTCCACGATCCAAGGCTTGTAACCTTGCTCACGAAGGAGGGCGAGACTTCTCTGGGTGGGACTCATGTTGCTTTTATACAACTAAGGGTAGCCCCTAGTCAAACTTTTTATAAAACTCTTGCAACTGTATAAGAGAAAGTATAAGATTCTGTTCATGGCATCCCGCCATGTAACCCTGAGGAGGGAAAAATGTACGACCAAGCACTTAAAGATTTTGCCAAGGTTCAGTATTTGACTTACTTTGAGTTTAGTGAACACACAACAATCGCCGACCTTTGCTATCTCTGTTTGCATGAATTAGATTTGCACGCGGAACAAGAGTATTGGCGAAAAAAACCATCAAAATAAGTACCCAGATGATTTGATTCTAAAACTTGGCAATGCTGAAGGCCGCATTGTTGAGATTGCTCAGTACTATAATGTCAAACGTTCTTTGGTGTATTACGCGAGACATAGAAAACGTAACCAAAAAGGGGTTTTTTCTCCCATCTATCAGGTTGTCGGCGCAAACGGCGGGGCCTCTTAGATTAAGCGAAACCGTGGGTAGTAGGTGAAATATCGCAATGGGCGGCGAAGTTAGCACCCATCCTACGAAAAGGCTAGCGGGTCCTGTGGCTCCGAAAGTGCAGGTGAAGGGCGGACTTGGGTAGGGCGGAGTCCGTCCACCAAAAGTGCAGGATATATTACTAGTATTGTTAGAACTACTTGAGGAGGTAGTAGATGGAAGAGTTTGATCAATTCTGGGCAAGCTACCCCAAAAAAGTAGCAAAAGCAGATGCCCGTAAAGCATGGGCGCAAACCAAAGATGTGCGGCCAGCGCTGCCGGAGTTGTTGTTAAAAATTCATGCCCATTGCAAAACAGAACAATGGATGAAATCTGGTGGAGCCTTTATCCCCTATCCCGCCACTTGGTTGCGCGGAGAGCGTTGGGAAGATGAGTTAGAAGTCGTCTTGCCCGGTGTTGTAAACGAAAAGCCTTGGCACGAAACCGCAAGCGGAATCGAAGCCAAAGGAAAAGAACTCGGTTTAGACCCATCTCAGTTTGAGCATTGGCAAGCGTTCAAAGTTGCGGTTATGCAAAAAAGTTTGAAGGCTGCATGAGGATAATCTCTTGGTTTTCCTGTGGGGCAGCATCTGCTGTGGCTACAAAACTTGCCATTTCAGAATCCACAACTCCCGTGGAAATCGTGTATTGCCATGTCCGCGAGGAACACCCAGACAATATGCGGTTCAAAGACGACTGCGAAAAATGGTTTGGGCAGGAAATTAAAGTCATTCGCAACGAAAAATATGACGGCAGCATTTACAACGTTTTTGAAAAAACTAAGTATTTAGTTGGGGTTGCTGGTGCGCCGTGTACGCGATTACTGAAAAAAGAAATGCGCAAAGAGTATGAGCGTCCGGGTGACAGGCAAGTTTTTGGATATACGGTGGAAGAACAGGACCGCGTTGACAGATTTATAGATGCCAATGCCGATGTAGATTTGTGGTCCATTCTGATAGACAAAGGACTTACCAAACAAGATTGTCTTGCAATACTGCAACGGGCAAACATTGAATTGCCAACAATGTATAAACTTGGCTACCAAAACAATAATTGCATTGGGTGTGTAAAAGGTGGGGCCGGATATTGGAACAAGATTCGCGTGGACTTCCCAGAGCAGTTTGACCGTATGGCTGCGATGGAAAAAAAGATCGGCGCAAAGATTTTGAAGATTGGTGACGAGCGTATTTGGTTGTCAGACTTACCCACAAACGTGGGTGACTATCCAAAAGAACAAGCCATTGAATGCGGTATTTTCTGCCACATGGCCGAGGAATCCATAAAGTGATTCTTACGAAATACAACCGAGAACTTGCACATCAGATGGTGGATTCAGCGCCAGATGGTCATGTCATTGAGGTTAAGCCTGCCAAACGGTCTTTAGAGCAAAACAGACTCTACTGGGCCGTTCTTACCGATATATCTGAACAGGTAGTCCCCGGCAAAGCATACGAACCAAGTGTTTGGCATGAGTACCTGCGTGCGCTGTTTTTACCCGAACGCATCATGGAATTACCCGACGGTAGCGTGAAAATGCTTGAACCCAGTACGGCAGAACTAAACCTTGCAGACTTCTCTGCGTATGTAGAGAAGGTGACTAAGTGGGCAATAGAGCATGAGGTCAAACTGAGTGACCAAAGATGAGAAGCAGCATTTGTCACGAGTCGCCGAACTCGGTTGTATTGTCTGCAAGCGATTGGGATTCGATGGAACTCCTGCTGAAATCCATCACCTCCGCGCCGGACAGGGATGGGGCCGCAGTAGTCATTACCATGCGATTCCCCTCTGCCCCGAACACCATCGAGGCAAGACTGGAGTTCATGGACTAGGGACCAAGGGTTTTCCCAAGCACTACGGGTTTACAGAAGAAGAATTACTAGAGGAGGTGCGGTGTTTACTATCTCGCTGACGTTTTACAACGACCACGAACATTTGGACCGGCATATTGACGCGTGGCGTACATATCCCTACATCCCCAAGCAAATTATTGATGACGGCAGTCTTGAACCACCAGATGCCGATGTTCCGATCTACCGCATAGAACAAGACATCCCGTGGAATATCCCGGGCGCACGCAACCTTGGCGCAGCCGTCTGCCCGACAGAGTGGATTTTGTTTTGCGACACAGACCAGACGTTTAGCAAGGGCAGCATTGACGCCATACTTGCTACACAACTTGAGCGCGGAAAGTTCTATTCCTTTCGCAGAGAAAACCGCCCCCGGACAGCAGGCACAATGCTAGTGAACCGACTCGACTACTGGGCCGTCGGCGGTTACGACGAGGATTTTGCCGGTCACTATGGATACAACGACCCTTATCTCCGGCATCTCTTTCACCGCGCTGGCGTCCTCGAGGTCACTCTCCCCATCCTCTGCACGCAACACGAGGCAGATTGCGTCTTGACCCGCGTACCGAACAACGAAGGTCTCTATGCTGAAAAAGTCAAAAAAGGTCGGAGTCATACTTACCTGCGGTTTCCGTGGAAAAGACTATGAAAGTCTTAATTTATACCTCAGTCTTTGGGAATTATGATCCACCCAAAGAGCATCCAGAGCAAAGTATTGACACCTATTTCATGCGCTTTACCCAACCGCATGATGAACTTGGAGACAACCCCAGACTTCAGGCCAAGTATTACAAGCTCTTGCTGCACCGGCTCTTTGGGGCAGACAACCACTTTGACTACACCATCTGGATAGACGGCTCAGTCCAAATTATCAGCCCGGACTTTGCTAAATATATGGTCTCCCAAGCCAAAGACTCGTGGTGTATGTTTACCCACCCGTGGCGAGACTGTATCTACGACGAAGCAGTAGAGGCCCACGATATGCAGAAGTATCTTGATCTGCCGATCATGGACCAGATGCAGGAATACGAGTCTCAGGGGATGCCCAGACACTTTGGTATGAGCTCTGGTGGAATCATCTGCCGTAACACCCGAAATTTGGCCGTGGCGGGCTTGGATGAGGCGTGGTGGAGGGAAATACTGTGTTGGGGCGAAAAGGACCAGATACCCCTGCAATACGTCCTTTGGAAGACGGGTCAGGAATTGCGGCGGTGCGACAAACCGTTATTCAATAACGGCTTATTTACCATCCAAGCAGGTCACAGAGTAGAGGAGTATCGAAAATTAAAGCCATCGTCATAGCCACCGTAGACGGGAAGTGCCTCCCGGTCCTAGCAGCTTCTATTACCTTTTACGTCCCGCAAGATGTCACGGTGTTCTTGTCTGGCTCCCAGATCATTCTTCCGCGGCACAGGACGGTTTGTAGCGACAACGTAGCCACAAACTTTGGGGACGCCTTTAACGCGGTGATCGACCGGGCGTTTCAAGAGTTTGACGAAATCGTGGTCTGCAACGACGATATTGTGTTCAACCCATACACATGGCAGACGCTAGGCGAGGACGTTTCCATTCTCAGAGGTGAAAATATCCCCCTCGGCTGGGTCGCATGCCGAAGCGACTACGCGAGAGGATACCAAAATATCCGGCTTGGCAAGGGCAAAATGGCTTGGTTTCGCTGGGAGACAGAAAAGAAGATTTTGCCGGTAGACATCATTGCCCCCATATGCGCCTATATCCACAAGGAGGCGTGGGTTCCCTTCCCACCATTGAATTGGTACTCGGACGATGTGCAATGCTTGGACGTTATAGAAAAAAACTTTACCAACTGGATCAGCCGGGCTTACGTCCACCACGTTGGCTCACAGACTTGTGGATTTGACGAACAAAGTCTTATACAATCCGCGAAACCTTGGATCAAGGAAAATAGGCCAGAACTTTATAAACGATGGTTTCAGAAGAAAGGTTGAAAAACTGGGCTTGGTATTGTGCCTTTGGGCCGCTTGGACCAGAAGTTCGCACCCGTTGTGCATCTGCGGAAGGCAACTACGATTCTGAAGACGTATGGGAAGGGGAAGAACCCCGACTTGAACCGGACATGGTAGACGGGCAGTTAGTGGAAAACGCTATAAGGCAACTTCCAGAACTATCTAGAAAAGTATTAAAAGCACGGTATATAATGTACCCGTACCATTTGAAACACACCGTAGCCCAGAGGTTACGGATTTCGGTGGACAGGCTTGAGAGTGAACTTGACATCGCGAGGAGGCGATTAAGTGAACGACTACAAAGAAATACAGCAGGGAACCGAGGAATGGCTGAAAGCTCGGCTGGGGTGTCTAACAGCATCGCGGGCCAATGATGCTTGTGCCGCAGAAACAACGGCGGCTTATCAAAACTATCTTTGGCAGCTTGTAGCAGAGCGCGAAACAGGTTTTGCAGAAGAAACCTACGTCAACTCAGATATGCAGCGGGGAACCGAAAAGGAACCCATTGCAAGAGCTGCCTACGAGGCCCACACCGGGACTTTTGTCACCCAGACAGGGTTTTGGCTCCACCCCGAAATCCAGTTCTTTGGCGCTTCTCCTGACGGATTGGTCGGGGATGAAGGGCTTATCGAAATCAAGTGTCCAAGAACCTCAACCCACCTCCAGTATAGGAAAGAAGGCAAAGTCCCCACGAAATACAAGCGACAGATGATCTGCCAACTGCTCTGTACGGGCAGGAAGTGGGTGGACTTTGTGAGTTTTGATGACAGGGTGCGGGAATCTAAAAGACTTTTTATAGTCCGGTTTGAACCCAAGCAGTCAGAGATGGACGAGATGTTAGAGAAAGCACAGGCATTTCTAAAGGCAGTCGCTAAGGAGTGTGAGTGAATACAGCGCTAGTAGAGGCACTAGCACAAGAACTTTATGAGGTAATAGATACCTACGGCGAGCAAATGCCGGTAGCGGTTGTTGTCGGGGTTTTGGAGGCGGTGAAGTATCAGTTGATGCGTCAAGCATCGGGGGATGAGGAATGAGGATTTTGGTTACAGGTGGAGCGGGGTTTATCGCCCACCATTTGATAGACGAACTGTTGTATAAAACAGACGCCGAGATCATTAGTCTTGACCGACTAGATTACTCTGGCAATCTTAACCGGCTGCATAACGTCTTGGAAAGCAACCCCCACAGAAAGCGGGTCAAGATTGTCTACCACGACCTGAAAGCCGAAATAAACCCCCACGTTGCCTCTCATATTGGCAAGGTAGATGTGATCCTGCATCTGGCCGCGGGAAGCCATGTGGACCGTTCTATCGACTTCCCAATGGAGTTTGCGTTGGATAACACGATTGGGACGCTCAACCTTTTGCAGTACGCCCGGACCCAAGACTTAAAACGCTTTGTCTACTTCTCCACGGACGAGGTATTTGGCCCGGCCCCAGAAGGCGTGTTCTACAAAGAAAACGACAGGTACAACTCCACCAACCCCTACTCTGCAAGCAAAGCAGCCGGAGAGGAGTTTTGCGTTGCGTTTGAGAATACCTACGGGCTTCCCATCTACATCACCCACACGATGAACGTGTTTGGGGAGCGGCAGTCGCCAGAGAAATACATCCCCATGTGTGTGCGCCGGGTAGACCGGGAAGAAAAGATTACGATTCATGCAAACCCAAGTAAGACCAAAGCAGGATCACGGCACTACATTCATGCGCGGGACGTTGCAGATGCGATGCTGTTTTTGCTTAACCACCCGACAGTAAAAGAACAAGACTACGGCGGGGCAAAGTGTCCGAAGTTCAACATTGTCGGCAAAGAGGAGTGGGACAATCTGCGTGTCGCGGCTACGATTGCAGACATACAAAAGAAATCATTGCATTACGAGATGGTGGACTTTCACTCATCACGCCCCGGACACGATCTGAGATACGCATTAGATGGTTCTAAGATGGAGAAGATGGGTTGGAAACCCAAAATAGACATTACCGAGCGGTTAGAACAAATGGTAACGTGGAGCTTGAAACATAAGGAGTGGTTATGACTGTATTCGTTATAGACTGGGCTTCTCTAGGCCCGACAAAGTTTTTGTTCTTCATATCAACCGTTGTAATTTTTAGCGTGTGGTCAGAATGGCGGCGTGGCTGATAGCGGGGATCGGGATTGTCTATCTTATTGTGGCGGTGGATTTGTTTGTTCGCGGTAATTGGGGCTTGGGCATTGCTTTTCTTGGTTATAGCCTAGGCAATGTTGGTTTATATATGGAAGCGAGGTAATGATGGAGTACGACAACACTAACTCTGGTGTTCTGTTTAAGAACGAGTCGGACAACGAGAAGGCCCCTAACTACAAGGGCAAGATCAATGTCGATGGGAAGGAGTATGAGTTGGCCGCATGGTTGCGCGAGGCCAAGTCTGGGAAGGGGAAGTTTATGAGCCTGAAGGTTCAAGAACCTAGAAAACAAGCCAAGACAGGAAAGGATTTGGTCGGCGCGATGGATGACGACATTCCTTGGTAACACAGAAAACCGTCCGAGCGTTGTTTTCATACCACAAGGGGCAGCTTTACTGGAAGCTGCGCCCCTTGGAGGCGTTTAAGAAGTATTCGGCCTATGTGATGTGGAACCGCCGCTATGCTTTAAAACCTGCGGGGTCTCCTAACAAACGGGGATACATTCGGATTGGTATTGCCAAGCGATACTACATGGCCCACCGGCTGATCTGGCTCTACCACCGGGGCTGGTTGCCCGAGGCGCTGGACCACAAGAACGGGAACCCATCTGATAACCGGATGCGGAACCTACGCGCCGCTACCCAGAAAGAGAACCGCTGGAACTCACGCAGGAGACTTCCTACTACTACGAATACTAAGGGGGTCTACAAGCGTCCAAGTGGAAACTACGAGGCCCACATTTGCGCCGACTTTAAGCGCGTACACTTAGGCACTTTTGAGCGCAAGAAAGATGCCATCCGAGCCGTCTCCCGAGCCAGAAAAGCGTTGCATAAAGAGTTTGCTCGGCATCGTTAGCAGGGGTCTGTTTACCGCCAACCGCGAGGAGTTGCTAGAGATCGTGATGTCTGAGCATGAGGCAAAGATCGAGGGCCTAGCAAGATTTGTTCTAAAGATGAAAACCAAAGCCGAGCGCCGGAAATGGCTAGACAGTTTTGAAGACCGTCACGGGATAGAAATTACCGAGGAACTAAAGGCAAGAATCCTAGAACTAGCTCGCAAGAAATAGCCCGACCTCTGCCTTGCGCCTTCTCAGCAAACCCGGCAGTTCCTTACCCGCCGCCTTGGAATACATCAGAAAGCCGTCAGCAATGCTAGGTAGGGGTTCATCTCGTAGGATGCGCTGGCGTAGAGTAGAGCGTTGGAAGCCGCCGACCCCAATGTTGTAGGATAGACAGACGCAAGCATCAAAAAGCCCTTGATTCCCAGATAGATTGGGAGCAAGTCGAAGAACACCACGTTCAAAACTGACGAGGAGATTCTTGAAGCGCTCCTCAATCTCCGCTTTTGTCCAAACCCTGTTGTCTGCATCTTTTAGCGGATATTCCTTGCGAATAGGGCCAGTATAACCTTCCTTGTGGACCATCGGCAGCTTGATCTGATCGTGATACAAGACCTCCCCGTACCCCACGGTCCAGAGGTGGGCGGGGCAGAGATAGGGCTTGTCCCTGTACCCCTCGAACTGGTGCATTACATGGATACCTTTGTCAGAGGTCTTCACTTCTTGGACCACCCTCTAGACCCAAACCAAAACCCGATGATTCCCCCCAGCATTGCCATCTCGTCCTCAGAGAAAATTAGGTCGGTGGCGGCGATAAACTGATCCACGGTCAGGGTTCCTAGACCCTGCTTAAATAGCAGGAAGTAGACCAGACCCATGTTGATCAGCACGAGCTCGAGAACAAAGATATAGGTGACGGTAGGACGGACGGTAGCCACATAGTTGACCGCCCACTTGCTTGCCTTATCCATTACCTTTTTGTCGTGATCAAGAGCCGCATTTTGCATCTGCGCCTCGGACTGCATGGCTACTTGGTCGGTACGGATCTCTTCTATCTTTGCCTGCGCTGCAAAACCCTGTGCAGCCATCTGCAACTGCATTTCATTTTGGAGCCTAGCAAGTGCGATTTCGTGAGATTGATCGGCTTTGTTCTGAAAAAAGTCTAAAACTTTCGGTAAGCCAGAGATTAACAACCCGCCAAGGGTAGAGAGTAAGGATAGCATTACATAGCTCCAGTTGCTTTGAGAATTCCATAAACGATTGCAGAAACAAGAAGAAGTCCTCCCCATTCCCTGCGGGCTTGCATACGGTTGCGGTAGAACTCATCGTTTAACTCCCGATGGTCTTTTCTTAATTGGTTTATAAGTGATT